ACATCGTACCCGCAGTAACGCCGAACCGAACGACCCCCACCGGGATGACGCTCGTGAAGTCCGGCGCACCCGGAGCCGCCGGATTCATGGACGGCTCGGGTCGCATCCTCCTCGGCCAGTACGCCGGATCGTCCATGCTGAACTGGGCGCTCGACTACGCCGAGAACGGCTACTTCGTCTTCCAGCTCCAGCAGGGCGGCAAGCAGCCCAACGGGAACTGCCCGCCCTGCGACCGCAAGAACAAGGGGCGGTTCCAGGAGACTCTCCACGTCAACAACGTCTGCACCGCCCACCCCAACGGCATGGCCATCTGCCACGGCCACCTCGCCGCGACCCGCGACCCCGAGGTCATCACCGCCTGGTGGACGTCCCGCCCCCACTGCAACATCGGCATCAACATGGGGCGCTCCGGGATGGCCGTGGTCGACGTCGACACCGCCCTCAAGGCTGACGGCACACACAAGGTCGGCGACCAGACCATGGCCCGCCTCGCCGAGACATACGGCCTCATGCCCGCCGGACCGATGGTCCGCACCCGATCCGGCGGATGGCAGCACTACCTCACCCACCCCAACGGCATGATCCTGAAGTCCTCCGCCGGACGCGACGACCACCTTGTCGGACTCGGCCAGGACGTCGACATCAAGGCTGAAAGCGCCTACACCGTCGCCCCGCCGTCGATCATCACCGACGACCAGGGGCTCGTTACCGGCCAGTACACGTGGGTCAACGACCCCTGGCAGCCCCGCCCCGACGTTCCCGCATGGCTCCCCCAAGAGATCGAGAAGCGACAGGAGGCCAAGCGCCCCCAGCGGCCGACCTCTTGGACCCCGTCGCAGTACAGCGGCTCCGACGCCACCACCGACGAGGTCCGCCAGCACGTCATCAGCCTCGCCGACGAGGTCGCCCGGACCCCCGAAGGTGCACGCAACGACACCCTCTTCCGCCAGTGCGCCAAGGCCCACGACTACGCGGCGGCCGGACAGATCGACCCGAACGAGGTCGACGACATCTTCACCTCCGCCGGTCTCAACGCCGGTCTGGACCGATCCGGCGTCATCGGCACCGTGGCATCGGCCCGCAACCGTCCCGACCGAAGGCCCTACATCTGGCAGAGCCGCACGTCCCGCACCAGCACCACCCCGAACGAAGGACAGGACGTGACGGAGACCGTCGGCATCCCCGAGCAGCGCAGCGACGAGTCTGTCAACAACGACTTCTTCGAAATCCTCCGCAGCTTCTCCCCCGATCACCTCGGTCTCGCCGAGTACTTCCACGAGATCCAGGACGGCAAGTCGTACGTCCGATGGGACAGCGGCTCCTGCACCTTCGTCGTATACCGTCAGGACCGAGGCCACTGGCAGCGCGACGACGCCAAGAGCACCATCCTCGGCCAGATGATCTCGCGTCTCGCCAAGCGAGTCCGCACCGCCACCGACTGGGCCATCCTCAACTCCCCCGCCAACGCCATCATCGAGGCGGCCAAGGGTGGCGCCGAGGTCAAGAAGGAGCAGCTCGCCGAGGCCAAGGCCGATATCAAGGCCATGCGCGGCTGGTACAACGTCCTCGCCAACGCCGGAGGACACCACAGCGTCGTCAAGATGCTCTCCACCCTCATCGAAAGCACCATGCCCGGCGAGTTCGACAGCCGCTCCTACCTGATGAACTTCAAGAACGGCACGTACGACGTCCGCACCGGAGAGCTGCACGAACACACCGCCGACGACATGCTCGTCCACCGCGTCGAGCACAACCTGGACCTCAGCCTCGCCCGTGAACCGCTGTCCGTCGTCGCCCCACACTTCCACAAACTGATCACCCGCATGTGCGCCGCCCCCGGAGAGGTCGACGAGGACACCGCGCACGGCCGGTACTCCGCCGTCACCCGCTTCTTCGGATACCTGATGCACGGCTCCAACCCCGAGAAGCTCCTCGGAGCCTTCGAGGGCGGCACGAACACCGGCAAGAACCAGGCCGTTGAAACCGTCGGCAACATCCTCGGAAGCGACCTTGCCTGGCTCGCCGGACGACCGGAACTGCTGACCAAGGGACGGAACCAGCGCCACGACTCCGAGGAGTACAGCGTCGCGGGCAAGCGCATGGTCCTCGTCAACGAACTGGACAAGAACCAGCACCTCGACGAGAACCAGGTGCTCCGCTTCGTGAACTCCGAGGGAACCGTCGTCGCCCTGCGCCGCATGCGCCAGGACCGCGAAGACGTCCCCGTCACCTGGACCATGGTCATCACGACCAACGAGCTTCCCAAGGCCCGCCTGACGCCCCAGGTCATCGGACGGCTCCGACTGTTCCCCCTCTCGCAGATCTCTGTGCCGCGCGAGGAGTGGTACGACATCAAGGGGACCGTCCTCGCCCAGGAGGCCGAGGCGGTACTCGCCCACCTGGTGACGTGGTGGCGGGACTGGTACATCGCACGTGTCGTCGAGCGCTCCGAGACCGGCCTCATCATCACCCCGGAGATGGAGAACGCCCTCACCACGTACCAGGCGGACAACACCTCCCTGCACCAGCAGTACTTCGAGGAGGAGCTGGAGTACGACCCCGAGTACTCCGCAACCCCCAAGGAGATTTGGAACGGCTTCACCAACTGGATGCGCACGGAGAACCCCGGCGTGGACATCCGGTACGAGATCAAGCGCCCGGACTTCACCAAGGAGCTTCAGAAGCTCCCGAACACCGTCTGCGTCAACGAGTCCATCGGTGGCGGTCGCACCGCTCTTCGTCGCATCAAGGGCGTGCGGGTCCGGCGTCCGGAGCAGCCGAAGACCTGGATGGAGATGCAGGCCATCGCCCGCTGACCATAACTACAGACAGTAGCGACGCCCGGTGGGTTCTCCCCGCCGGGCGTCCACGCTTTTCACCCCACAACCTGAGCCCACAACGCCCCACAAATGTGGGGTCGGCTGGTCTCGTGTGGGGGAGTGGGTCTCTCATGTTGCACCGACCGGTCAGTACGAGCCCCTCGGTCGACGGTCCGGACCCCACAATGTGGGGCCCCAAAGCACTTTGTGGGGTCCGAGCTGAAGTTTGTGGGGTGGGTTGTGGGGTGCCTAAATGATCTTCATAATCCTCTGACCTGCTGAAACGTAACTACATACCGACTGGTACCCCACAAACCCCACATTTTTTTACGTTCCTCCGTACGCAAGAAACCGCCTGTAGCCCAGTAGAAAACGACTGACGCTCATAGATGCAAAAAATGTGGGGTTTGTGGGGTCGACCCCCCCGGACGCCGTCGTCGCCACCTCGGTGGGCGGTCACCGATCGTGAAGTAGTTGCGTTACGCTCTTAATCTTGCTTGGTTGATAGACGAGCGTTAAGCTAGGCGTATGGCACAGCGAGGAGACACCCTGACGATCTACACGTCGCCGGGAATCAAGGACAGGCTCCGCATGGTCGCCATGCTCAAGCGGACGACCATGACGGACTTCATCAACGAGGCCATCGAGCGATCCCTGCGGGAGTTCGAGGCCGCCGACAAGGAGACCCGGGACTTCATCGCCCGGCACACGGGGGAGAGCAAGTGATTCCCAACACCACCAACCTGGTCGCCGTCTTCCAGCGTGAAGGCCACGGTGAGTACCAGAGGGCGATCATCGCCTGGGACGGCGACGGAGAAGCCCTCGTAGCTCCCAAGGAAGGAACGAGGGGGAGGCTTCGTCTCGCCCGTCAGGACCCCGACTTCGCGTACGTCATGGAGGCCGAGTCTGGCGCTCTGAACGGGTACATCGGTGTCCTCCCCGGCGGTGGCTGGATGACCCACTGGGTGGACATGGAGACCCACGAGATCGTCGAAGAGCCCGTCGTCGGATGGGCCGTGACGCACAACGGGGACGCCTACCCCATCGTCAGCGACGGAGAAGGCGGAGCATCCACCGGCACCGACGCCGAGTCCGGGGAACGGATCTTCCACCCCAGCAAGACTGTCAAGGAGGGCAAGTGACGCACACCCCGTACGACCGGGACACCGTCATCGGCCAGTACCGCCTGCGGGTCGCCCTCGCCAACCTGAGCGACGCCATCGCCTACCTGGAAGGCGACGTCACCAAGGGGGAGAAGGACGCCCTGTGGCAGGCCCTGTTCTCCATGCAGAACAAGCGCACGAAGATGTGTCAGCGCATCGGAGAGAAGCACGGCGACGTGCAGCTGGACCCCAGCCGTGAGCTGAGGGCGATGGACCCGGAGGCGTACGAAGACGGCGAACTGTACCGGGACATCGGCGAGGTCTACGGCTACAAGCCGCTCGGGCGAGTCATCGCCAGCGCCTGGAACGCGCACGACAAGGAGAGCAAGTGATCCCTAACTTCCAGCCCTACGTCGCCGTCGTACGGCAGACACAGGGAAGCTCACTCGACGCCCTGCTCTACCTCCCCATCGCGGGATGGCGAGACACCGACTACACGCCCATGGCCGTGTGGGAGGGCGAACTGACGCCCATCAGGACGATCCCCGGATGTGAGGGGATCATCGCCCACTCCATCGCCCAGGACAACGTCAGCCGCACCCTGGTGCCCAACCCCGAGAAGAGCGAGGACCCTCAGCCGGTCGAAGCCACACCCACGACCGTGCAGGAGCAGACCGCAGCCTGAACCTCGACACACGAGCCCTCGCCGGAAGGCGGGGGCTCTGTTGCGTTCTGGTGACGGTCGTCGGGGATGTGTGACAAATCTTGCGACGCAGCCTGTCCGAGCTGACTTCCGAGTAAGAAACCTTTTCGTCGAGCGCCCCTTCCGTCGCTCCTCCTTCGTCCACGGAGACGCCGCCCGATTGCTACTCGCGGGTAACATAGCCGCCCGTTTTAGTTGAATGATGAACTTGACGTGTCCATGCAGTTGTCGCGAGCCTGACAACGTTGTCATATTGACGTGAGCACGTCAGGGTTGAACCACAGGATAATTACTGTTATCCTTGCTTCATGAGCGACGATGAGAATCTGACAGCCTCGTCCGAGATCGCCACGGTTGTTCGAGATATCGAACCGATCGAGGCGCACTCCGCGCGTACGAAGCTCGAACAGACGTACACCGACGACCTGCCCCGCCTGGTCTCCCTGTGGTTGATGGCGCAACGATCGCCGAATACCCGCCGGGCATATGCGCGCGGCTTCCAGGCGTGGGCCGACTTCTGCCGCTCCGTGGGTGTGCATCCGATGGACGCGAGGCGCCCGCACGGCGACGCGTACATGCGTTCGATGGAGCAGGCGGGCACGCCGAACAGCACGGCCAACGCCCGACTGTCCGCCGCCTCCTCCTTCTACGACTACGCCATCGACGTCGAGGCGGCCGAGGTGAACCCGGTCAAGAAGGTGAAGCGGCAGAAGCTGGACCAGGACCACTCGGACACCGAGGGCCTGACCGAGGACGAGATGGCCCGACTGCTGGTCGCTGCGAAGAAGCTGAGCCCTCGTGCGTATGCGCTGTGCATGCTGCTGTACACCGTGGGCCTGCGCGTGGACGGGGCGCTGGGTGCGGACGTAGAGAGCCTGGGCTACGACGCGGGACACCGCACCATCACGGTGCGTTTGAAGGGCGGTGCCACGGCGAAGAAGGCCCTCCCCCCTATCACCGCGCACGCCCTGGAGGAGTACCTGGGTGGACGTGTGACGGGACCTCTGTTCGTGACCCGTACCGGCAGGAGGATGGACGAGCCGGAGGCGTGGCACATGCTGCGCCGGGCTGCTCGACGGGCTGAGCTGCCGCAGGCGGGGAGTATCCACCCCCATGTCCTCCGGCACTGCTACATCACGCATGGGCTGGACAAGGGTGTTCCGCTGCACATCATGCAGGACAGCGTGGACCACAAGGACCCCCGCACCACGAGGCGCTACGACAGAGCACGTGGACGCCTGTCCAACAGTCCGTCGTACACGGTCGGAGCGTCGATCGCCGAGCGACTGGAAGATATCGAGAAGTGAAAGCGCCCGGGGTCCCCGACCCCGGGTCGAAATTACGAACAGGTCACGACCGACCGTCGACACGTCGATTTCAGGCACAACCCCACCCCCACTCCCGAACCTGACTTGCCAATCGACATGTCTATTGGTATGCTCATGTCATGGCCGAACACGCTGACCCCACTCGGGTCGAGAGAATCAAGCCCGGGGCACGCGCGGTCTACCCCTGGTCGTCCTGGGCGGACGGCGAGTGGTGGCGTCTGTACCAGGGCGTCGACTACTCGACCGAGACCCCGGTCTTCCAGTCCACCGCACGCAACTACGCCCGTCGTAACGGCTTTACGCTGGAGGTTCAGATGACGCCGGACGGGACGCTCATCCGCTTCAAGAGGCTGTAGAAACCGGGCCCTCGGCAAGAGCCCACCCGCGCATCCGGGGAGAGAACAGGAGACGGCGATGTCCGTCATCCCCGACGTGGTCAACCTTCGGACTCAGGAGAGGGAGCAGGCCAGCGAGACCCTCACAGCCCGCCTCAGCGCTGCTCTGCGCATCAAGCGCATGCGCGACGCGTACATGAGCGAGCAGGAAGCGAGCTACTGGACCTCGGAACTCATTTACGAGTTCGTCTGGTCCCTCCCCGAGTACGACATCGAGACCCTCAACTGCGTCCCGAACGAGGACGTGCGGATGTTCTTCGACGACATGGTCATGGACCTGGTGTACGCGAAGAACGTCATCAACACCCTGATGGGCTGAACAGCAAGGCAACCCCCCTGACCGAACCAGGAGGAACCATGAACGAGCAGCACGAACGAGCGGATCGCCCCGGGGCCGAGGAGCGCGCGGAACTCCAGGCGCTGAAGAGCACCCTGGAGGCCGGTGTGCGTCGGATATGCCTGCGGATCGACCACGCGACCGGCAAGCACGAGCGGGCCGTCCAGGAGGGGTGCCCCTCCTGCCCTCTGTAGTACGAGAAGTGCACGAAGCCCCCGTCACCGAACGACGGGGGCTTCGTCGTCTCCGGGTGGAAACCGGGACGCGCTGAAGTTTACGACACGGGTTGACGGAGGGAAGGGGGAGGGGTGGGTGTTGCATCAAGTGCGTACATACCACTATGATTTGTACATGCGTAAGGAATCTGTATCGAATATCCGGCAGCGTCTCGCCACGTTCATCCGCGAGGTGAACTACACCAAGGAGCCGATCCTCATCACCGAGCACGGCGCGCCCGTTGCGGTTCTGTCCCCCGTGCCGGAGGAGCTGATTGTGAACGTGCAGCCGGTGAGTTCTTCGTGACCGTTGCCTGTTGCCGTTGTCTGTTGCCAACCCTCTGATCTGCACAAACGCGCGCACGCGCGGGGGATCGAAGACGGCAACAGCAACACCACGACCAAGAAGAAGGGCCGACCCCGAGGTACCGGGGACGACCCACGTACGGAAGGCACTCCCATGCCCACCGCACAGAACAACCCTAACCCACCCGACGTAGAGATTGATCTTCACTGGGTCGTCAGCACCCTCGGCCTGGAGGGCTGCGCCGTCCTGGTCGCCCTCGGACTGCTCCTGCTCGGTTCCACCAAGCTGGGACGCCGTGCCATGCGGGCAGCCGGGCGCAGGCTCGCCCGCTACATCCGCGTCACCGTCTGGGGTGCCCGTCTCGGCATCGGATACCGCCTCGCCTCCCGGCTCCAGATCGAGCGCTGGGACGGCATGGTCAACGCCCGTAAGTTGCCCGGCCTCAAGCGCGGCAAGGTACGCCGAACCCCGGGCGGCATCGCCATCCGGCTGACACTGAACGGGGCGCTGGACCTGGACGCCGTGCGGTCCCGCACCAGCCAGCTGGAGACCGGTCTGGGACTTCGCCGGGGCTCGGCCCGCATCAAGCCCACCAGCCGCGCCGACAAGGCCGTCCTGGACATCGTCCTGCGCGACCCGCTGGCCAAGCCGATCCTGTGGCAGCCCCCGAAGACCGTGGTGCGGCTGACCGACCCGGTCAAGCTGTCCATCACCCCGTTCGGTGACGCGGTAACTCTGGACGTCAAGCAGCGTCTGGGCATCTTCGGCACGTCCGGGTCCGGCAAGTCCTGTGTGCAACGGCTTCTCGGGGCTCACGTGGTCCAGGCGGTGGACGCCGACTTGGAGATCTGGGACCTGAAGTTCGGCGTGGAGTCCGAGCACTACGAGGGCAAGGCGCACCGGGTGACCACGGTGGAGGACGCCGTGGCACGCGTGGACTGGCTCCTGGACCAGGAGTTCCCCCGCCGGGCGGCCATCATGACGGCCAAGGGCACGTCCACCTGGAAGGAGACCCCGTCCGACCGGGCCCTGGTGGTCATGGTCGACGAGGGCAACGTCATCATCCGGGAGTTCACCACCGAGCAGAAGAAGCGCTTCTTCCGGGTCGCTGAGCAGGGGCGGGCGCTGGGCTGCTACCTGATCTGGGCCACGCAGTACCCGAAGGCCACGAACCTCCCCACCGAGCTGCGCAGCCAGCTGAACGTGCGGATCTGCCTGAAGCTCAACTCCTCGGAGGAGTCCGAGCTGGTCTTCAAGGAAGAGGCCGGTCAGGGCTGGGAGCCGCACCGACTGCGGGGCGTGGGCTGGCTGCTGATCAAGTCGGACAACCACCGGGAACCGGAGGAGTCCAAGGCGATCTGGCTCTCGGAGTCGGTGTTCCGCACCATCGGCACCAAAACGCTCCTGGAGCCCGCTCAGGCCGCGTTCCCGCCGCGCCCCACCTACGACCCCACCGTTCACCTGAACGGCCCTCAGATCCCCGCGCAGACCCCCGTGGTGCCGGAGGTGAAGAAGCCCGAGCGCGCCAAGTTGGAGGTCAAGGTGACCGTGGCGGACGAGATCCGCATGGCGTTGGGCTTCTCCCCCGAGCCTCTCGGCAACAACGAGATCGCCCGGCAGATCGGGCGGGATCGGGGCGCGGTGTCCCGCGCCATCGCCAAGCTCGCCGATGCCGGTGAAGTCACCGCAAACCAGGACAAGAAGTACTCGCTCGTCCTCACGACCGCCGACCAGGCGGACCGCACGAAAGGATCGGAAGCATGAAGCTCCGCCAGATCACGCGTCAGCGTGAGGTCACGAAGGTCGTGGACGGCGAGGACGTCACGTTCGACGAGGACTACACCGAGTCCGTCCCCCGTATCCCGTTCAACCTGGACGCGCTGCTGCGCAAAGCCCTGTTCGTCGCCGCGATCCTGATGACCGTCGGGGCGATCGTCTGGGGCACCGTGGCCATCGGGTCCATGCTGAACCAGCTGGCCCCGGGGTGGGGCTACGTCGTCGCCGGGGTCTTCGACCTGGCCTGGGCCGCGTGCCTGGTCGCCGAGTACCTGAACCGGTACGACGACGAGAAGATCAAGCTGCCGCGCAACGCCGGTGTTGCCGCGCTGTTGGTGTCCATGGCGGCGATCGTCTGGCACGGCCACCTGGTGAACGCGGTGTTCGTCGGCGTCATCGGGGCGGCCGTCTCCCTGGCCGCGAAGGGCGTGTGGTTCATCGCCATGGAGACCACCCGGGTCCGCCTCGACAAGGAGTACCAGGTGCTCCTGCGGCAGCGTCAGCAGCGGGCCGGACTGCGCAAGGCGCTCGCCCAGTCCAAGCGGGACGAGTACCTGATGGACGACGAGACGGCCCGCCTGATCGCCGCCCTGGAGCACGAGCGGGGAGGGGCGATCACGGTCGAGCGAGCACCGGCCGAACAGCCGAACACCACGGCGAACATCGCCGAACACGACGCCGAACAGTTCGCGATCACCAAGGCGAACATGCCGGTGACCAGCGAGTTCGCTGTTCCCGAACCCGCGAACATCGCCGAACTTGTTCGCGAACAGATCGCGAACGGTTCGCCGAACAAGGACGTCGTCGCCGCTGTCCTGGCCGCCGTTCCGACCGCCAACAAGGACTCCGTGGCGGCTACTGTCCGCCGGGAGCGCAAGAAGCTCGACGGTCCCTACCTCTGAGGAGAGACGTGGCGAACGACCACTATGGGATGCACGATGACGACGGATTCGACGTCTGGGGGAACGAAGTGAAGAGCGATGACACTCCTCTGGTGGTGGAGGCCACGACGATCGACGGGGAGATGATGTATGCGCTGATCCGTGGAAACAACACGGTCATCTCCGACAACGAGGCAGGCGTACGCCTGTACGCATGGAAGCAGGTTCACAGGTACGACGCCGACGACCCTGGCTACTCGGAGCCGGTCCGACTCGGGAGCGTCTGGCACTCCGGCCCATGGGAGACGGGCGGACTGTGCGGGGCGTGTGGCGGACAGATCGCCATTCTCACCGAACGCTCGGGGTGGACCGTCCCGTACTGCCGACGGGGCGGTTTCCACGGAAGCCTCTCGCTGGAGGACCACCGAAGGATCGCTCGAAATCGACGCAAGAACTAGCCGACGCGTACATGACATGAGACGATGTCAAAGCGCGGGATGACCTGGGAGTCGTCCTCCAGAAAGCCCCGGGGTAGCAGACGCCCCCGGGGCTTTCGCTTGCCGCCTGACGAACAGGTACATGACAACGTTGTCACATCTAGCTACTCTCTACTTGTCATGAACTTGACGTAAGCAATCGGAGGACTCGATGACAGACCCCCTGGACACCGACCCGAAGGCAGAACTCGGCCTGCTTCGCGAAGGAGAGGAGCCCGAGGGGAGCCGCACGCGTGACGATGTGCGCGCCCTGGAAATCGAGGCCGCCCGCCTGCGTGGAAAGCGCATGACGTACCGCGAGATCGGCGAGCGCATGGGCTGCTCGTACCAGACGGCCTGGAGCCGCGTGCAGCGCGCGTACAAGGCTGCCCGAGCCGACGCCACCGACGTGGCCCGGGAGTTCGAGCGGCAGCGCCTGGACGAGCAGTACCGCGAGGCGGAGCGGATCAAGAACGAGACCCATTACGTCACCGCCCACGGCAAGGTCGTCACGCACCCGGAGACTGGCGACCCGCTGGTCGATGCAGCGCCTGCCCTGGCTGCCCTGGCGCGCATGCAGTCCATCGCGGAGTCGTACCGCAAGCTGGAGGGCCTGGACCAGCCGACCAAGGTCGAGCAGTCCGGCACCGTGAAGTACGAGGTTGTCGGCGTAGACGTCACGGATCTGGCGTGACATGAGCACGGCAACCGTGAAGTACGTTCCGCGCGGGGCAGCCGTCGATCTGTTCAAGTACCGGGGGCGTGAAGTCCTGATGTCTGGGGCCGCCGGTACGGGCAAGTCGGTGGCGTGCCTGATGAAGATTCACCTGGCGTGCCTGATGACACCGAAGGTCCGTGCCCTGATCGTCCGCAAGACGCATGCCTCGCTGGCCTCGTCGACGCTGGTGACCTTCAAGGAGAAGGTCGCCGCCGAGGCCATCGGCTCCGGGATGCTGCATTTCTACGGAGGAAGCGCCCAGGAACCCCCTGCGTTCCGGTACAACAACGGCTCCACGATCCTGGTGTCCGGCTTGGACAAGGCGTCCCGTCTGCTGTCGACCGAGTTCGACATCGTCTTCGTGGACGAGGCGATCGAGGTAACCGACGAGGATCTCGACACCCTCATCACGCGCCTGCGCAACAACGTGCTCAGCTACCAGCAGTTGATCATGGCGACCAACCCGGGAGCACCGACGCATCACCTGAAGCGCCGGGCGGACGACGGTCGTACGAAGATGCTGTACTCCAAGCACGAGGACAACCCGGCGTACCACGACGGCACCGACTGGACGCCGGTGGGGAGGGAGTACCTCGACAGCCTGGACACCCTGAAAGGCGCACGGCATCAGCGGATGCGCTGGGGTCGGTGGGTTGCGGCGGAGGGGCAGATCTACGAGGACTTCGACCCGGCGGTCCACGTCATCGACAGTTTCAAGGTGCCGTACGACTGGCCGTTGTACATCAGCATCGACTTCGGTTTCGTGAACCCGTTCGTCGCGCAGTGGTGGCGCGTCGACCCTGACGGGCGGCTGTATCTGACCAGGGAGATCTACCACTCGAAGACGCTGGTGGAGGATCACGCCAGGCGCATCCTGCATCAGATCAAGAAGTATCCGCGCAATCCGAAGCCGTACATCCTCGCCGACCATGATGCCGAGGACCGCGCCACCCTCATGAAGCACCTCGAAGGTCTGTACGTGAACAAGGCCAAGAAAGATGTGTCTCGGGGTATCCAGGCCACGCAGAAACGGTTCGAGGTGCTGGCCGACGGAAAGCCCCGCATCTTCTTCTTCCGGGACGCCTTGATTCACGAGGACTCCGAGTTGCGCAACGCGGGCAAGCCGACGTCCACGATCGATGAGATCTCCGACTACGTGTGGGACGACACAGGGAACAAGGCCCCCAAGGAAGCGCCCCTGAAGATGAATGACCATGGAATGGACGCGATGAGGTATGTCG